GTGGGGCCATAGCTCAGCTGGGAGAGCGCCTGCATGGCATGCAGGAGGTCGGCGGTTCGATCCCGCCTGGCTCCACCACTCCGGACCTTAGGCCGTTCGGTGTGCTGAACAATTTGATGAGTTTATGCGTCCCCATCGTCTAGAGGCCTAGGACATCACCCTTTCACGGTGGCGACCGGGGTTCGAATCCCCGTGGGGACGCCAGCTTCAAACAAACAGCCCTGACCTCGGTCGGGGCTGTTTGTTTATGGGGCCTACGCCACCACCTTCGCCATGCCCACCGAGCGCGGCGCGGTCACGGTGAAACCGAACTGCGCATACAGCCGGTGCGCCTGGCCATCGGCGATCAGGCTCACATACGCACCTTGCGCATTCGCGTGCAGCCAGGCATCGAGCTCGGCCATCACCGCCTTGCCCAGGCCCTGCCCCTGGCGGTCCGGGACCACGGCGATATCCACCACCTGCAGGAAGCAGCCGCCGTCGCCGATGAGCCGGCCCATCGCCAGCAACCGGTCATCCTCGCGCAGGCTCACACCGAAGACCGTGTTGGGCAGGCCACGCGCCGCCGCCTCGGCCGTTTTCGGGCTCAGGCCGGCCAGCACCCGCAGCGCGCGGTATTCCTCCACGCTGGGCGCCAGGGGGATGCAATGAACACCAGCAGGCAGCGACATGAGACGGGTCCGGCAATGAATGGACGCTCAGCATGCCCGAACGTATTCGCAGCATGTGCGACCCACCGGCCTATCCTGTCCCCCTGCCCACCCTGTTCCGTCGCCATGTGCTATTCCGCCCAGATCCGCGCCGATTACACCAAGCTGGTCCGTGAGTACGGGGCCATGCTGTCCCTGGACGAGTTCGCCCAGCTGTATGCCCACGACGCCGGCAAGCAACGCCCGAAAACGCCCAAGGCGATGGACGATGGCTTCGCCGGCGCGCGCACCGCGCAGGGCCAGGAGATCGTGGCGCGAATACAGCAATGGCATGCCGAGGAGATGCAGGCGCTGGATGAGGAGGTGCGCCTGCAGAGCGCCCGGCGGAAGGCGGCCGAAGAACACCTGGCCGCACGTCCCACGCAGAAGGCGCGCAATGAACTACGCGTGGCGGGCAACCGGATTGAACGTGCGCAGACGCGCCTGTCCGATCTGCAGCGCGCCGGCCTGGTGCCGCGCGACAGCCGCATTTTCCCCGGCGTCTATGCGCCGGTGATCGTGTCCGAGCAGGGCCAGCGCGTGATCAAGCCGATGCGCTACCAATGCCGGCTGCCGGACAAGCCCGCGCGCAACGACGTGTTGTATCCCGGCACCTACAACGCGCGCCGCGACAGCCTGGAGGCGTACTGGAAATCCGCGTTCGGCCATCGGCATGGCGTGGTGGTGGTGCACTCGTTCTACGAACACGTGCCGCGTCACGCACTGGAGCAGCGCCCGCTGTCGCCGGGCGAGAAAGCCGAGAACGTCGTGCTCCAATTCAGCCCGCAGCCGCCGCGCGATCTGCTGATCGCCTGCCTGTGGTCGGAATGGGAAGGCCCGGAAGGCCGGCTGTTGTCGTTCGCCGCGATCACCGACGAGCCGCCCACGGAGGTGGCGCGCACCGGCCATGACCGCTGTATCGTGCCGATCCGGCGCGAACATCTCGATGCCTGGTTGAACCCCGACCCGGCAGACCTGGCCGCGCTGTACCGGATCCTGGACGACCGCGAACCGGTATCACTGGCGCACGCCGAAGCGGCGTGACGCCCACTCAGCCGGTAACCGAGTCCCCTGCCCGTGCGCGCCCCAGCGCGGCGTTCAATTCGGCCGTCAGGTAGGGCTTGGTCAGAATGATGCCCGAGCGGAAGGCCTCGGGCAGATGCTCGGTGGCCATGCCGGTGGCCAGCACGAAGGGGATCTGGCGGACCGCCAGGGCCGCAGCCACCGCCTCACTGGTCTCGTTGTTGGCCAGGCGGTAATCCAGCAGCACCACCTGGGGCCGGGTCTCGCCGAGCAGGCGCAGTGCCTCCGGCACCGACGCGGCCAACCCCACCACCACGGCGCCGGACTGTGCCAGCTGCATCTGCAGCAGCGCCGCACTCATTTCGTCGTTCTCGACCACCAGCACCCGAAGATCCTGCAGCGCGCTCATGACGACTCCCTGTATGGTTCAGCGCGATGAGTATAGCGTCCTGTGTAGGTGAAACCCTGACGCCGACTTAAGCATTCAGGTCTGCACAAACCTCCACATCTTGTATACACTACGCGGCCAGCCAGCCGAAGTGGCGGAATCGGTAGACGCAGCGGACTCAAAATCCGCCGCCCTTAAAAGCGTGTGGGTTCGAGTCCCACCTTCGGCACCAATGGTTTGCGGGGTTTTCGAGCGGTGGTTCTCGCTCCGCAATAAACGAACCGCTCCGCAATTCGAACAGGCCTCGCTTACGCGGGGCCTTTTCTTTGGGCGCTCAGCTGCCCTTCTCCCACCACTTCGACCGCCCCTTTCCCTTGCGCCTGGCCGACTCTTTAAGCGACGCCGCCAGCTGTTCCTCAGGGGTCCGGGTGTCGCGCATCAACAGGTGGCCAAAGCCCGGCGCCAGCTTCGTGGGGTCCGGGCGGTCTTCGGGTTCGGGGGTGTCTGGAGCGTCCATGCCAAAACTGTACCGCCCGGCCGTCTCAGAGGTTGAGAGCGCCGCTGCCGCCCTCGCCCGCAGCGCCGTTGAGCAAGCCCGGCTGTTGCGGCCACGCCACGTCAGGGAACCCCGGCAGCGCTGGCAGGTCGCGCAGCGCCTGCCGGTACACGCCCCATGCCAGCTTCTCGACCGCGGTCAGCGGCGCGTCGGCCATCTGGGTCCAGTCGGTCGACCGCAGCAGGTCCACCCGCGCCATGCGCTTCTGGTCCGCGTCAATTCTGCCGATCAGCTCGGGCGGCAACACCTGCGCCAAGGTCTCGCCCGGAGCCAGCGGCATATCCGCAGTGACCGCTCTGAAGCCTTGGGATGTGATCGCGTACATCGTCACCTCTCGTAAGTGAAGCCGTTCACGTCGATGTAGGCCGCGCCATTTCCGTCGGTGACATCGTTGTTGAGCTGGATGTACAGCGTCTGGGTGGTGGTAAGTGGGACCGTGAAGAACGCAACACCGGGGGATGTGACGTTGCTCATCTTTGGGAGGCCTGAGATCGGAGCGAAGTTCATTGCGTTGTCGCCAACCGACCGATTGAAGAAGAAACGGGCGAACACCCCAGACGCGGTGCTGGGAATCACGCCCGACAAGCTGACCGCTTGCTCAGCAGCCGTGATTTTTGCGGAAAGCACGCGGAATATCGATCCACCGCCAGCGCCGGCGCGAGGATACAGCACCAAGCTTCCGGTCTGAATGAATTGGTGAATGAACCCGGAGGCATCCGTCAGGAAGCTCCCCAGGTAACGACGTGACGTGTCTCCGGTCTTCGTCCTTGCGGCACCAAGGTAGGGCAAGCTCGGCGCGGTTGTGGTGATTTCCACGTCCGGCGTGCCCGAATTGGAGAACCCATAGGCGTGATAGAACGTGCTCGCTGCGAGCGACAGTCCTGACTTCGTGATTGCCGATGGGAACCTGAGTAGCGCACCCAGAGATGGGATTGCCGCTGTTCCCGACGTGAAGCTCACAGAGTTCACGCTGTTCCACACCATCTGCAGGCCGTCGATGTACCCCGAAATCGCCAGCGCCACCAGCGCCTCATTCTGGGCGGCCGTGGCATGGTAATACTCGCCAGCTGCGCCGCCCTGCAGGCCTGACAGGCTCGTGTTATGGGCCGCCCCGGGTTGAAGTGCGCTGTCGGCCTTGACGCCTTGTCCCGCCGTAGCCGCGCCGACATCCGCAGCGGTCAGGTTGACGGTGCCGGTCTTCCCGTTCACCGATTGAACTGGCGCCGCCGGCGTGAGCAGCTCGGTCCAGTCGGCCATGGTTCCGGCCGTGCCGCCGTTGTGGATGTAGTTCTTGCTGAGGTCCGTGCGGACCGCGACATCGCCCTCCTGGGCAACCAATGCCAGCTGCGCGGCCTGGCTGTTCACCACGAACGTCGAGGTAATCGCCAGCGGCGGCAGGTACTGGCTCGGGATCTTCGAGTCGGACCCCAGCGGCGTCAGCCCATTCGGCTGGCCTTTCTGCAGGTTGATCCTGGCATCCGCCCGGGCATCGGTGAAGTAGAGGTTGGTGCCCTCGGCCAGATCCGTGGTGGTGGCCGAGGAAGTGCCGGACACCCTGCCCTTTGCATCGCGGGTCAGTTTCACCAGCGCCGCACCTACCCCGCTGTCTGGCAGATCCTCCAGCGAGATGGTCGGGTTGCCGTCCGCGCCGTCCCCGTTGGCCACGTCGATACCGGTACCGGGCTGCAGGGACCGCTGGAACCAGGCACCGTCCCCGGCCCGTGTGGGGAAGCCCACACCGCCCATGGCAGCCAGCGCCTGAATGTTCGCCGGGATCTCGCGGATCAGCTTCCAGAGGGTGGCCGCCGCGCCCTGCTTCTCGGGCGGCTGGTTGATGATGTCGGAGGGCTTCAGCAGCTTGCCGTCCGTGCCGAACAGGTTCTTGCCCAGGGTCGCACCGGCGTCGCCGTCGTCGAGCCTGACGACGCGCCCCAGCTGGTCCTTCAATTTGACCTTGCGATCGGCCATCAGGGCGTCTCGGCGCGGTCCGCTGCAATCACGGCTTGGCAGGCGCGGAGCTGGTCGTCGGCGTCTCGACCGATTCGAACAACTCGGCCCGCAAACTCTTCTCGGCGCTGGGTGGCCGCATCACGTTCGAGGGTGCCGGCTGCGGCTTGGGACAGGAGGCCGGTGTGGCACGCGGCGAGATCGTTGCGCAGGCGGAGAGCACCAGAGCGCAGGTCAGCCACAACAGCATCAGCGACGGCCGGGGCCGCAGCGCGATCTTCTTCATGCTTCACTCCGATGGCGGCCAGTTTGTCGGCCTGGGTGTGTTCGGTGGCGCGGGTCTGGTTGACCTGCTCAACCGCCGCGGCGCTGGTGCCGGCCTGCTGCCGGGCTTCGACGCCCTCAGCGCGATCACCGCGCCATGCCCAGCCAGCGCCGAACATGGCAGCCGACCAGGCCACGAAGGCCAGCACAGCGATCAGGGTGCGATTCATTTCAGGCTCCCGGCGAGCGGCGCCCGCCCACGTTGAAGTAGTAGCCGCAGACCATGCCCAGCGCGGTCGTCAGGCCGCCCACCAGGCCGATGAACACGTCCTTGTTCTGCTCAGGAAGCGGGATCGCCGCCAGCACCGCCATGGCAGTGCCGACAAGGAAGATGATCAGAATGGCGATGCCCGCCCGGGCCGCACCCACGTTGCGCGTAGCGAAGCTCATGCGGCACCTGCCAGCGCGTGGATCTCACGCAGCGCCCAGTGATAGAGCGGCTGGTCGATGACCGTCACCCTGGTGATCTCCTTGCCGCGCACCACCCGCACGACAACCTCGGTGGACTGCTGGATCGCCAGCAGCACGAACGCGATCTTCTGCTTCGTGGAATCCGGCTCCTGCAGCACCGCCAAGGCGTCGCTCACCATCGCTCGGATGGTTGAGAGCAGCTCGGCGGTCGGGATCTTGGTCCTGCCATCCAGCACGACCAGCACGCCCTGCAGCTGGCTGACCGGCGACAGCTTGGCCGTCTTCGTCCGTGCGGCGGCCATCAGTTGTCCTTGGCGGCGTACCGCAGGTTCCCGGCCACGCGCCGCGTCCAGCCTTTGCCGAACGTGTCGAAGGTGCCCAGCTTGGCGTAGAACTCCAGCCGCTCTGCGTTGAACAGCAGCACCAGGTCGGCCGGGTCCTGCTCGGCGATGGCGGCCATGGTGCGCGGGCCGATAATGCCGTCGTCAGCCACGCCAGCAGCGCGCTGCATCCAACGAACGGCATTGCCGATCCCGTGGTTCACCGCAGCATCGACCGCCTGGAAGGCGAACGCACGGGGCAGGCTGTCTCCCTGGACCCGCTGCCAGAAGTCGCGCCGGTAGATCTCGATCGCGTCCTTCCGGGTGAGCGCGCGGATGTTCAGATGGGGATATGATCGCTTGCTGATGCCCCACTGGGTCTCGCCGCCCGGATCCCGGGGGTTGTTCACGTAGCCGCCCTCGTGCGCGAGGATTCGGTCAATGATCTGGTCGAACTGGCTCATGGATGGCCCCTGGTTTTGACGGGGCCATGCTGCCGGGGCTGAGGGGTGGTTCAACGGACTGGAGCCCGTCTGCCGGTAGAGTTGGAGGTGCGACCCACCCAACCACCACCGGAGACGGACATGGAAATCGAGGCAAGACTAGAAGCATTGGAGCTGGACCAGCTGGACCGCCTTGCCGCAGAGATTGCTCAGGACGCGCTGCTGACCGCCCTTATCGCTACACACCCTGATGCGCATGCGCTGCAGAACGCATACCGGACTATCTCCGAGTACCGATTGACCCAGTTCAGCGACGTAGGGTTCGAGCGATCAACCCCAGCAAAGAGCATGGGAGACGTAGCTTCGCGGCTGCGGGGTCATTTCGATGCCTGGCATCGAAAGCTCGCTGCAGATTGATCAGCTTAGCGATCTTTTCGCGATCGCTGCCGGCGGGGGTCCGTGTGCTCATGGGCCCACCCTACCCCCGCGCCCGGGCCGGTCAACGGACGAGTTATCCACAGGATAGGGCCTACCTTCGGTGCAGCGCCTGAGTACACTGCGGAATCCAACCAAGGAAACCACTATGACCACCAAGGAACCGAAGGCAGACGAGGCTCTGGCCCGCGAGATATTCGTTGCTGCGGTAGCTGCGCAGGTAGCGGCCGGACGTGCGCCTACCCCATATGTCGATCTGGCAGAAGATGCATTCGCGGCTGCTAAGGCCTATGCGAAGGTTCAAGCCGCCAACAAAGTGCCTTTTAACGTTGGTGGCATGCTCTGACACCGACCGGCCGCCCCACGCGGCCGGTGGTCCTTGCGAAATAAACCCTAGACTTCCCCACTGCCCTTAAAACAATAGGAAATTTATGCCACTACTTGAAAACGAGATAAAACCGGGCACAGTTGCATTCCTGGACCCTGCTGCACTTTATGAGAACGCCGCAGTAAATCGCTCAGATGATAAGCATGTGTTCCGCCCCGGCCCTTTCCTATGTGTCGCCGAGCATGAAGGAACTAGTACATGGCTGAATATCACGAGCCAGAGAGACCGGCGCGGGCTGCGATTGGAGCTCCGCTCACAATGGCGCCTAGAAGGCAGCCACTTGTGGCGGAAATCGCCACAGTTTATCAATGATGCCCGAAAGCCATTTATCGGACCCAACGAAGCTTTCGTTGCAGCGTCGCACAAGGAACGTGACTATCATCCAAATCTGCGCCCTCAGATTTCCGTCGCAGGCGTTGAAGCGGCCATTCTTGAAATCGAAAGGTATCGGAGCAAGTCAGGAGACCCGCCCGCAGGCGGGGTATGATCGCGCCACATGAGGAAGGGACCCAACAAGGATGAATATCAGGATCGCGGCTTTGGTTTTTTCACTGGCAGGGATTGGGGGCTGCTCGACCTTCGGCGCTTCGAGCTATTGCGCAGCCGAGCTGGAATCTAACGTGGCAGCCATGCGGAACATGACCGACCAGAACGTACGTTTTCTTGTGCTTGGGTCTTCCCAGGCTGAATACGGTGGCGAGTGCGCCTGTCCCTATGACAAAGACTCAAGCGGCGTTGTCTGCGGGGATAGAAGCGCCCACACCCGAACCGGTGGCCGTGCACCCTACTGCTTCGCCGAAGAGGTTCCTGCTTCCGCTTTGCCTGCCATGCGCAGCTTCGCAGCCCACGCTGCTCGGCCTATCGAGTGCGGCGGAACTGGCAACCGCTCAATTTTGGAGTTTTGATCATGCCGAAGTGGAAGACGAACGACTATTTCAGTCCCAAGAGCTGGGCCCGGATTCAGGAAGAGAAGCGCGACGAGGAGCTGGCCAAGATCAGCGCTAGCCCGCTGGGAATCCTTTCCCTGATCGCTGTGATGACGGTAGCGCTGGCGGGCTGCGTCATTGCTCTTCTGTGGATGATCCTTCGCTAATACCCGCAGCCGCTTGATCTGCCATATCGACCACTTCTGCGTCACCGGTTCGCTCAGCGATTCTTCGCAGAACCTGAAGCTGCGAGGCCAGCTCACCAGCCGGCAATTCTGAGGTTCGCGCCAGCCAGTTGACGTACTTCGGTGACGTCATGAACCTCGCGCTGACATTTGCGATTCCAGAACCCAACAACGAACTGCTGAGAGTGAGGAATGCAGCACCTGCGTTCCCCATCGCCAGCGCGGTTGCCGTTCCAGCCCCGGTTGTCGCCACCTGTCCGATAAGGGCTTCGCGCCCCGCCGTCCCCGACGGGTTGGCGAAGACCTTGGACCCATCCCGGATGCGCGAGGTCGCCTTGGCGATGGTCTTCATGTTCGCGGCGAACTCCGGCCCGTAGCCGTTGAACAGGATGTTCCTGGCCTCGGGGCTGGTGTTGGCCCAATTCGTCAAAAACGTGCTCATTGAGAAGACGCTGTTCTGGTCGTCCTGCTGGCTGCCCACGGCGCGGCCCATGCGGCGGATAAAGGCCGAGGTGACCATCTTCTTCTCGCCTTCTGGCAAAGCCTGCATGATCGACCGAAGACGGGTCGGCCCGTCCTTTGCGCCGCTGATGGCAGCCAGGAATGCTGCCTCCCCGTCCTTCTTCCCGATGATGCTGTCGATGTTGTCGAGCTGATCGACGTAGCCGGAGTGGTACTTGTTGGCGTTCTGCAGCGCTTCGGCGGCGCGGGGGTTTCCCGTCGCCTTGACCGCCTCCTCCATGTCGCGGCTCAGGGCAGCGTAGACCGGCCGCCACATGCTCCGCGGAACGTCGCTGCCGAAGTTGGCGTTGTCGATCTCGCGCCCGACCAGCGAGCGCAGTTTCTGCAGCGCTTCGTAGGGCAACTTGCTGTCCACCATGTTGCCGAGCGTGGCGGTCACGTTTTCCTCGATCTGCTCTGCCGTCGGCACAGGCTCCTCGCCGCGCAGGCCGAGCTGCTGACGGCGCAGGTTGTTCTGCTCGATCGCGCGTGCCTGCGCCTGCAGGTAGCCGCGGTAGGCATCAGCCTGCTCCTGCATGCCGGGCTGGGTCAGCAACGCGTTGACGCCCTGAGTGTCATCGATCAAGCCGCCTTCGATCCCGCCCAGTCGCGCGTTCTGGAACAGCCGAGACGTGGCCGGCGCTCCCGGGATAGCCTGGTTTAGCTCGGCCAGCGCCGCCTGCGCGTTGGAGATGTCCACGCGGCTGTCCTGCGGCATCAGCTGGTCCAGCTCCTGATACAGGCGGTTGCTCTCCGCACGCGACAGCTCCTTGAAGCCGCCCGGGCCGCCGATACCCTGCCGGATGGCCAAGCCGGCCATCTCGGGATCCACAATCTGTCCGCCAGGCGGTAGCGACGACGCCAGGTCATCGATGCGGTTGCCGAACTGACCCGCCTGCCGCTGCGCGAACCGATCGATGACGCCGGCCGAACCCGGCACGCTGCCAAGCAGCGTCTCAGTGGCCTGCAAAGCACGATTCCCGGTCGCCTGCCCCATGCTCGGCTGCACTCCCGCCTCGGCGAACTCAGCGAGGACCTGCCGGATGTTGGTGGGATCTTTGCCGCGGAGTGCGCCGCGCACAGCGTTCTGGCCAGCTGCAGAGATCACCCCTGACGTCGGCAACCGCGGCACTGCGCCCGGAGCCAGTCCGCCGGCCAGCGCAGCAGCCAGCTGCATACCCGCACCGCCGCCAGCTTCACGGGTGCCACCGGCAGCAGCGGAGCCACCAATCGTGCTGGCCACCTGCAGCGCAGGCTGCGCGGCGAGAAACTCCCCTGCCTTCTCGCCGATGCTGGGCAATACTCGCGGCGCAGGCGCTGCACGCGCCAAGGTCGGTGCAACTGCGCGACTCGCCGTCAGCCCGCCACCAGCGCCGAGCGTCAGCGCGGTACCGGTCAAGGCCTCGCCGATGTCGCCATACACGCGATCACCAGCGGTCTGCGCCTTCGGTAGACCCAGCGCATCAGCCAGACGTGCGGCGTTATCGCGGAAGCTGGCCACCGGCCGCCCGGTCAATTTCGTTTCCAACGCGCCAAGGGCATCGCCGCCGAGAGCACCGATCAGGCTGCCGCCACCCTGAAGCACCGAGCGCGCGCCGAACATGGCATCGCGCAGCGGGCCGGCCATCCAGCCATCGGCCTGCCGACCGTCCGCGGTGGAATCCACCGTGGCAGTGACGCCGGAGAAGTCCGGCGGAAGGGCGTTGACGGCATCCAGTGTCGGGATGTCTTCCATCACAAAGCCGGGGGGCAATGGTGGGATGCCTGCATCTGCCGGCGCGGTCGGCTCCAGCTCGAAGCCAGGGGGGAGCGGAGGAGTCGTGGCCATTATTCGGGCACCCACTGACCATTACGGAGGACCAGCACCTGGCCGGTGGCAGGATTTCGAGCACGTTGTTCCTGTGGGGCGGAGCCACCAAAGGCCTGAGCTGCACTTCCTGCGCTCGGCCGCGCAATCGCCGCACGATCCGGTCCGAGGCCGGTAGCGATCGCATCCAGCGCGACCTGCCGCGAGTTGGCCTTCTGCCGCAGCACCGCAGGACTGTCCCCCGGCTGCGGCAGGTAGGTCTGGCCATAGATATCGAATTCCTGCGACGTGATAGCGGCACCAGTGTCCTTGCGCAGCACAGCTGCCAAGTACTCACGTGCCGCCTGTTCGGCCTGTTGCCGCGGGGCAGACACCAGCGAGTTGACGGCAGCGGAGTCGCCGACAACGGGCAATCCACGTAGAAAAACGTCGGCCGCGCCGCGCGCGCCCTGCTGCCCGCCAGATGCGGTCAGATTGCCGGCCATCGTCTCCAGGAGCTTGTTGGCCTCGTCGCCGCGCTTCAGGTAAACCAAATCCTTCGACTGGCCCTCCGTCAGCTTCGGCGAAACGGCCGCCCCTTCGCTGCCGCCGGACTTGTCTGCGGGGCCGCCGGGGATTGCCTCCAGACGGCCATCACCGGTCCAGCGGTAGCCGCTCGGCGCCTTCATGGCGGCGCGACTGCCCCCACCACCCATCGTGTCGGCGCGGTCCAGCGTCGTGGCCTGGCGCGTGCGAGCTGCCGATGCGTTTGAGTTGTTGGCCGACGCGTAGCTGGCGGCCGCCGACGCATTGCGCTGGCCGATCGTGGACTGGCCAACGGGCGTCACGTTGAGATCCTGGCCTGACTGCCCGTACGGGTTGTACGCGACGCCGTCGGCGATCTTGGTCATCTCCAGCGGCCCCTTGGCGAGGCCCATGCTGTACGCGCCAGCGCCAGGCATGTCCCCGGCCAACGCTTGCGCCACGATGTTGTCTCGGAAGCCCTGCTCCTGCATGCCTCCCTGGAACGCGGTGATCTTCGTCGGGTCGTAGCCAGACTCAAACGCATTCGCCAGAAGCGCAGCTCGCTCCTCAGGAATGCCAGCAGCGACGGCGCGCGATACGAAGCTGGTGCGCTCAGTCCGCTTCTTTTCGGCCTCCATTGCTGCCTCGCGGTGCAGCCGCGCGTCTGAGGTCAGCTTGTCCAGCTGCGCGGCCCTTGCCACCCCGCGGTCGTATGCCTGCTCGCGCCCTGCCCCACCCAGACCGGCCAGCGCCTGCCCGACGGACGCCCAGCCTTGGCTCATCTGCGGCGGCGCGGCGTTCGCCTGGAGAATGCTCATCAGGTCGGCCATGTCAGTACCCCCACCGCTTCTGCATGCTGTTGTCGAAAATCCGGGCGTTGTTCGCCCCGGTGATGCTGTTGGCCTGCTTGGAGAGGCCGGATGTGTCCATTCCGCCTCCGCCGCCACCAGCAGCAGCGCCGGCGTAGATGCTCGCGATCTGGGAGAACGCGTCCATCCCCGGATCTCTGCGAATGCCCTGCAACCGCAGGTTCGAGAGGAAGTCGTCACTGATCGATCGGTTGCCGATCAGGCCCAGCTTGGAGCTCAGCTGTGCGTTCTGCTGCGCTTCGCCTTGTCGCTGCACAGTTGGCGCGTCGATGCGGCTCATCAGGCTGGCGGTGTCGCCGGCGTAATCGCTGATTCCCAGCGCGGCGTCGTTGGCGGCCTGGCGGTAGGCATTCGACACCCCGCCGACCTGCCGCAGCCCGCTGGTGGCCGATCCCTGCGCGGCGCGCACCTGGTTGATGTACTGGTCGAGCATCGAGGACCGCGCGGCATCGCCGTTGTTGCCGGCCCGGTCCGCCACGGTGTCCATGACCTCCTTGTCGGCCTCCTGCTGGCGCGCCGAGCGCTGCTGGATCTGCCGGCCGAGCTCGTTGTCCTGCCGCTTTCTGGTCTGCTCACCGTTGTGATAGCTCACACCGGCGCCGATGATCGCGGCAGCAGTAGCAAGCCAAGTCATTTCGTTTCCCCTTCGATTTCCAGAGCCGCGTCGTCCGGCATGATCACAAAATCCTCGATCTTCTCGAGGTCGGTTTCTTCGGTCAGGTGGCTGGTGATCAGCACGCTGTCGGCATGGGCGTAGATGGCCCGTTTCATCCCGGGCAGCGAGTCGATGACGTGCGTGCCCTGCAGCTCGACCATGCCGCGCTCGGTGCGCACGGTGACGTGGCCGGTGACGATCAGCGCGTGCCGGTGCCGGTGCCGCTTGCCGACCAGCAGCATCCCGGCCGGCATCAGCATCTTGCGCAGGTACTGGCCGGGCAGGAACGTGTGCTCCACCACGGGCTCGACCTGCGGCAGCTGGGCGATGGCGGCCTGCAGGCGGCAGATGTCGGCCAGCGTGGGATTGCTGACCGGCGCCATCATCGCGTCCAGCACGGCCAGGCCGTCGGCGGCGCTCATCAGCGGAACCCTCCAGACCCGTAGCCAGGTGAATAGAAGCTCTGGCCGTAGCTCTGGAAGCCCTTGCGCTCATCGGCCATCGTTCGGCTGCGGTCGAAGATGGACGACAGCCCGCCAAAGACATCACCCAAGGCATTTGCCTTCATCGCACCACGGCTGCCCTGCAGGTTTGCCTGCATGGCCTGGGCGGCCTGCTGAGCGCCGCTGGTGAGCCCCATGCCGGTGCTGGCCTGCGAGATCAGGTTCATGCGCGAGTTGTCGTCGGCGGTGCGCAGATCAGCCGCAGCCTGCTGCGCCAGCCGGTCGGCGCTGAGAATGCCGGACTGGTAGTTCTCGCCCAGCGTGCGGTTGGCGTCGATCGATGCGGTGCCGCCGGTCAGCCCGTTGCGCGCCATGGCGAAGCGCAGGCTCCGATCGGCCACGCCCTTCTGCTTCTCCAACTCGTTGGTGTAGAAGGATCGCGACGCCCCCAAAAAGTCGTTGATGTCCCTCTGCCGCGACGCCCCGCCGTAGATGGCGTTGATCTGGTTGACGGCCTGGTTGATGTTGTTCTGGCGCCAGGATTCCTCCTGCGCTGCCTTGGTCGCTGAACCGTTGCTTCCGCCGCCCATCATTCACCCCGCAATTTTGAAAAATAGGCGATGTCCTCGCCCCTGAGTCCGTAGCCGCGCGAGACACCCTCGGGGCGCATGCCGAGCGAGCGTTCGAACCACTCGATGGCCTTCTCCCGCGACGTGATGGCGCTGGTCTGCACGCGGTGCGCCTGAGTCTCCAGCAGCCGGTCGATCAGCCAGCGGGTGGCCTTGGTCATCGCGCGCCACTGCTCGGCCCAGCCCTGCTCGGATCCGACCATCCATGACTGCCAGACGCCAGGGGCAACCGGATGGAAGCCGCCGGCCGCTGCCGGCATGCCATCGCTGCCGACCACCGTGAGCGCGAAGGGCGCTGACTGCGCCCAGGTGTTCACCAGCCAGTGCGCTGCGGTGTCCGGGTTGTAGTCGGGCGTGCCCATCACTGCGAGCAGCTGCGCCTGTTCGGTCTCGCGCATGCATTCGGCCAGGGCAACCAGGTGTACCGGCCGGCACGGGATGACATTCGAGGGCAATCGGGCGGTCTGCATGGGCAGATTCTTCACTCGTGGCCCCGTCGTTCAACGGATTCACGACATTCCCCTCAGATCCTGCAAATACAAGCTGAAGGCGTTCCACTGCCACCGCTCGGAGCCGTCGTAGGTCAGCTTCACCGACAACGAGGGGGCCGAAAGGGGCATCGGGATCACCATTCCTGGCACGGTGTCGGCAGAAACGGCGTAGGGATCGGTGAAATAGCCGCCGTTGCTCTGGTCGTAGCCGAATGACACGGAAACATCGCCTTCGCCGACGATATCGAAGCCGAACAGGTTCTTGGTCACGCCTGGCTGCCCAAAATCCAGCCATGGCCACTGGATTTCGCCCTCGAAGGGCTGCACGCCAGCGCCAGAAACCTCATCACCGGTCAGATCCTCGTTGAGGACGTGGATATCGTCGCCCGAGCGCAGGTACAGGTCGTCGCCGGAGATGGCCCAGTCGTCGACATCGAACGGGAAGACATAACGGGACCAGGCCCCGACGCTGCCGACGCTGCTGATCGAGTAAACAAAGAACTCAGCCACGAGATCCTCCTGTGGTCATGGTGGTCATCAGCTGATCTGCGCCCTGAGAATGGTCGTGCCGCCGTTGCGCAGCGCGGCGATGTACTGGCCACTGCGGGACCAGGAGAGGCCGACGACAGAACCGATCGCGTAGGTGGTCGTGATCGTCACCGTCGAGCCGGCCCGCTTGTAGATGCGGAGCATGCTTCCACCTACTGCAAAGTTCGCGCTGGTCGGGGACCATGCAAAGCTGGCTGCGGTCGCGTCGGAAGCGGGAATCCCTGCCATGTCTGTGAACGCGTAGCCCTCGCCCGACCGGCGATAGAGCTTCACAAACGGGGTCGACGTGGTTGCCCAGCCGAGATACTTGGAATCCGGGGAGAAGCGCGGCTGCTTCGCTCCGGAAGCTGCGCCAGGCGGCACTGCTTCCGCGAGGAAAGCGCCGCCACTCACTGAGAACAGGGACAGCCATGGGGCAATCGTCAGGCCCGTAGCGAACATCTTCCCGTCTGCCGAATAGTCGCTGGCCTCAAGTGTGAACGCACTTGCTGGCGGCAAATCGGCTGCCTTGCCCGCTTGGGTGTAGGCCCCGCCGTTCACCGACCACCCGTAGATCGCGTTGGCATAGGTGATTTTCAGTGCATCGCCGGTTGGCGAGTACACCAAACCACGCTCTTGGGCATTCGGCAGTTGATCGCCGAGCGTTTGCAGCGCGAAGGTGTCGCCGGTGCGTCGCAGTACGAACGGGAAGGCAGTGCTCTCAGGCGCCACTGCAAGCGTCCCCCCATCGGGCGACCACGTGAGTCCCTGCGCGCGACTGACCATGCCCGTGGCGGGCAACGTGAGCGAGGTGAAGGTGTCACCCACCCGCTTGTAGACCCACAGGTAGGGCGATGTGCTGCTCGAAATGGCCAGGTACTGGTCGTCCGGCGACCACGCGATTGTCCCCGACGGGCCGGCTGGCGGCAGATTTGCGACAAGGGTGAGCGCGACGTTGCCGGCGACCACGCTGGCCGCGTCCGGAAGGGAGAACGTGTTTCCCTGAGCATCGGTAACCCGAACGGTCCACGAAAAAGCACCTGCCGTGGTCTGGCTTCCCGTCACGACGCCGGTTTCAGCGTTGAGCGAACGGCCAGTCGGCAGCGCCCCCGCAGTGATGGCCCATCGATACGGGCCAATCCCGCCAAACGCACGGTATGTGGTGGCCCCTGGGTTGTCTCCAGCCACGCCATCAGGCTCGTTGCCGGCGGCGCTCAGTGGTGCGGGCGGATAGCCCGGGAACGACAGCCAGTACTGCCCAGCGCTCGGGTAGTACAGCCCCAGCGCCTGGACGCCTGAGCCCTTCATCAGGCGCATGATCGGCTCGACCAGCGGGTCGATCGGCATGCCCACGTCACCGGCCTGGTAGTTGGTCGAGCTTGCCGCGATCCCGATAGACCGGATGCCCTGCGACGAGGCAAAGAACAGGTCGTTGGCTACCGGCGCGATGGATCGGTGCTGCGTGCTCCCCAGCGGCAGCGCGTCGATCAGGGCCATGCTGGCCGGGTCTTCGTCCACCTGCCACAGCTGGAACGCCTCGGAGTTGAACACCACCAGGTTGCTGCGGTACAGGCCCATCGCCGCGACCGGGTTTGCCCCGTAGTTCTGCAGCCCGGTGGGCAGATAGCCGGCGTCGTCGGGCGTCGTCCAGTCGAGCGGGTTCACCGTCGCGCTGTACCGGACAATGTCATCGTCACCGGCGAACACCTTGCTCGCGGCGATCACCACGATCTTGCTGTTGGGGCAGTTCGGATCCTCTACGCGGCGCGACACCGCCTTCCAGTCGATCGTGCCGTCACGGACAAAGCCGCCGATGTCGGTCGGCCAGTCGGGTTCGACCGAACCGCTCACATACAACGGCGATGCCTCCCAGGTGACGCGCGTGGAGGCGACCGCCTCCCAGATCACGTCGTTGTCGATCACCTGCTGCCCGAGGATGGGCGGCCATGCGGGCTCGTCGCTGGCCGAGAATCCGGACTCAGGCTGCACGGCCTTGTAGACCAGCCCATCCGGCAGACCCGCGAAGGTGCCTGACACGGACAGGTTGTCGCCGAAGATGGCATGCGTGTGGTCGGCCACGGAGAACAGCGCGATACCGGCTCGGGCGTAGGCGGCGCCAGCTGGCCGCGTGGCCGTCAGCTTGGACTGGTGCCACGCACCGCCGCTGCCGTCGCTGACGACGTTGCCGCGCTCGGAAAGGATCAGCAGGTCGCTGCTGTCGTACCAGCGCACCTCCACCCAGCCCCGCGTCGCGCCGGCGATAGACGCGCCCTGCTGAATCATCGCAGTGGCTTCGAACGTGCTCCCGGTGCTGGGAACGACCAGCTTGGTCTTGTTGAGGGCCAGACCCTCGGGCACGGAGCCAGGCATCCGCACGCAGTTGCCATTGCCGGAGTAGCCGCCGGTCGTGACGAACTCGGCGCCGCCGGTGAAGTCCCAGTTGACGTTGCCCGCGGCGAAGTCGCCGTTCTCCACCTGCGCGGCGGTCGCGGCCGGGGCAGTGATGGGCTGGACGATGTCGCCGGGCTGGTAGAGGGTCCCGGGGTTCCAGACAGGAACGGCCATCAGCTTCTCCCCGACCCGTAGCGATCTTTGACGCTGGGCGGCACCGCCGGCGTGGTGGTCGTGTTCGTCTCGAGCGCGTTCTGGATATTGGCGTCCTCGAACACCGTCTCGCCGGCGTTCGTCGGCCAGGCCGGTTCGGTCGTGCCCGAGCGCGCGGTAGCGCCGCTGGTCTCGATCACCGTGTACTTGTAGCCGTTGTCGGTGGTCGGCACGACAACATCACCGACCGCGCGGCCGACATTGGCCGCCCAAGGCAGATAGGCGGAGGTGTCACCCTCCAGTCGGTACGCCAGGCCATTGCCGTTGGTTGGCCGCACCAGCGTCCCGGGGAAGTAGGTTTTGCCGGGCTGCCAGATCTCGCCCTTTTCCAGCCAGTAATGGAACACGTCACCGCCATCGAACTCGGCGACCACGTACAGGAAGCCCAGGAACGGCATCGCGAAGTGGATCTGCTTGATCGGCGCGGCGGCGTTGTCCGGGTGCCGCAGGACCTCGATCTCCACCTGCGGCGACGGCGAGGCGATCACGTTGTTGGCGAACACCACGAACTTGCCCTGGAAGAAGACCAAGCCCTTCGTGCCCTCCGGCAGCGAATGGGCGATGCGCGTGCCCGGCCGGCACTTGATCGTGCGCGCCGCGGTCACGTAGCCGTTGACGAGGTCGTAGACCGAATCCTGCGACGCGCCGCCCTTGGTGCGCAGCCGGGTGATGCCTGCCTTGACCGTCGATAGGGACTGCTGCCTCATGGCGAATCCTCCGGCCAGCCGCCCACCGGGATCGGACGCACAGCATTGCGCGGGTCCGAAGTGCCGGGAATGTAGCGCCGGGTGAGGTGGTCGCCACGCACCAGGTCACGGACGTAGGACGACAGCTGGGATGCGTAGTTGCCCGCGTCGGGCTGGCCGTAGTGCGCCTTGGCGTTGGCCAGCGCCAGCAGGAAAACCGCTTCGGGGTCCACCGTCGTGAAGTTGCCATCGGCGGTCAGCGGCATCAGGCCGAACTGCCCCTTGATACGCAGCTGCCAGGTATCGTCCACCGGTGCCGGCCACAGCTCGATGCACTGGCGGATCTCGTAGTGACTGGGGATGCCCGGGCCGCGCGAGGTGTACATGACCGGATCGATGCCGCAGTACAGCGGGCGCCAGTTGCCGTCGCCCTGCGACAGGCCGGCCCAGCTGATCATGCGCGGGTCCAGCTGCTTGGTGCAGCCGTCAGCGTTCGCGTCCAGGTCGTAGAAGCGCGTGCCGGGCACGAGGTTCCAGGTGTAGAACCGCTCGCGCCGGAGAACTGAGTAGCGCCGGAACAGCAGCTCCTGCGCACTGGTGATGAAGTCGGTGAGCAGCTCGGCCATCCCCGGAGGCGGGTTGTTGGCCTGCACGGCGAAACCCAGGCGACGCAGCAGACGCTTCCGCATCTCCAGCAGCGTGGTCCGGGGATAGTCGTCGTCGCACTCGCAGTTGTAGCTGATGGGATCTGCCATTGTCGTTCCCGAAGAAAAGACGGCCGACCAGGTCTCCCCGGCCGGCCGCCACCCTCGCCGCCAGCGGGGGATTACTGGTTGCCGGTGCGCTTCTCGCGCTCGGCTTCGATCGCAGCGTGGACGCCAGCGCGGTCCTTGCCGGCCGCTTCGTCTTCCGCCAGCTGGTCAAGCTCTTCGTCGGACAGGCCGCTCAGCGATGCGGTGATCTGCGCGATGGTGCCGCTGGCCAGGTTGCTGTCGTCCTCGCCGTCTTCGTCCTTGGCGCCGGCTTTGACACCGAGAGCCTTCAGCCGCTTCTCCAGGTCACGCACCTTCGGGTAGAGCTGCTTGCGGGCCAGGTCGCCCTCGGCCGTGGTCTGGTACTTGGACACCAGGCCGTCGAAGGCCTTCTGCACGTCGAAGTCTTCGACCTCGAGGTCCTTGCCCTGCCCTTCGACCTCGTGGACCAGCTCTTCCCCGTAGATCTCTTCCAGGAGGGTCTGTTCGTACTCCGGCACCATGACCGGGATTTTCGTGCTGGCATCGCGGTCGATCAGCAGCAGCACGTGCGGGATCTTGGTCTTGGCCATTACTGGACTCCTTCGAGCGTCAGCTCGGTGGCCGCCGCCGGCGCAGTGGTGACGTTGGCGCGGATGTAGTTGGGCAGGTCGGGGATCTCCACCGGGAAGGTGGTCGCCGAGTTGAGCGTCAGCAGCGTGGTGAAGGTTCCAGCCACGCCGGCCGCGGTCTTCGGCGCGCCCTGCAGCTGCACCACGCCGGTGCCGAGACCGCCAGACGGGCCAAACAGCAGGCCCTCACGGCCTTCGCCGCCCAGCAGCGGGGTGACGTCCAGGGCCACGACAGCGCCTGCGCTGACGGTAGCCGGGACCACGATCTTCTTGATGTTGGGCATTTCAGGTCTCCCGCCGGCGAGGGGCTGCCCCGCCGGCTGATAGGGGTCAGGCGATCGAGAAGACCGCGTTGCTGTTGCGCTTCTTCGTGGTCAGGCCGTAATCGGCCGTCTGCCCGAAGTAGTGCGTGTAGCGGTCATAGACGCGCGGCGGGGTGCGCTTGATCATCCAGCGGCCCTGGACCGGACGCAGGGTCAGGGTCTTGCTGTTGAGGAAGTAGCCGCGCTTGGTCCACGGATAGGTGATCGCACCCAGGCGGGCGTCGATGACCTCGAAGGACGGATCCCACACGACCGGCACGCCCTTGAAGGCCAGCGCCTTGGTGGACGGGTCCAGGGTGATGCCGCCGGTGGTGTTCACGCCCATGGTGATCTGGCGCGACATCACCTTCAGGGCGTCAGCCTGGATGGCGTCGTACATCGCCGCGCCCACAAAGATGGCGTTGGGCTGGCCCATCTTTCCGTAGGTGATGGTCTGGCGCCACAGGGTTTCCATGTGGCTGATCAGGTTGCCGGCGGTGGCCGTGCTGATGCCCATGTCGGCGAAGTTGCGCCAGTACGGCGAGGTGGCCGCATCGATGCCGCCGATGACACCCACGTTCGGGGTGGTGCTGACCAGCGCGTCCAGACCCGGAACGGCCTTCGGGTTGGTCGAGCCGTCCAGATGGACCTCGATGTCCCAGTTTTCCTGGAAGCCGTCCTTGAGCGTCGACCAGTTCTCGTCGAGCAGGTTGACGATCTGGATCTTCTCGGCGTCCGACATGACGGCGTTCTTGTCGTCGGTCAGGATGATGCCGTTGTTGGCCAGCTCGGTCTCGTTCAGCGTGAAGCCGTCGTGCGCCTCGTAGTGCTGGAACGGAGCCTTCCGGACGGTGTCCTTCCGGTTGTAGGTGACCTGGTCGTCGCCGGTGTAGTTTTGGTAGTTCGAGTCGTTCGAGATGCGCACCTTCTCGTTGAAGATGCCGTTGCCGAAGGTCGAGTCCTTCTTGTTGGCGATCAGCCAGGACGCGAACGGGCGCTCGGTGGAGAACTGGTCGATGGGGTCGTTTGCCGCGTACGACTCCATCTGACGGTTGGCACCAGCCAGCAGCTGGGCAGTGGTCAAGGGCATGGTTGTAGCCTCGAAGGGAAAGAGAGGAGGCCCGTGGGGCCTTTGGTCTTTCCGCGCTCGAGGAGTGCGAACCCTCTTTCAGCACTACCGGTGGCGAACCCGGCTTACGTCACACGCGGTGTCGGCATCTGCCGATGGGGGCGACTATGCGCGAGGGGTCGGGACTGTCAACGGACAAAAAGAAACCCCGCCGGAGCGGGGCTCGAAGACTTACCGATGCCAGCTACCAAGTGATCCGGCTTATCCCAGGAAGCAACATCGCGACCCCGTAACCGTCCTTCTTCAGGTCTTCGATAAGCTGGACGTAATCAGCTTCCACGTACGCCGGAGTGTGCAAAAGGTCGAATTGCCCGGCTCCAATCTTCGAATAGACGGCTACTTGCTCATCTACGTGTTTGCGCAGCTGTTCCAGGGATTTGGTCCCGCGAGCTTCTTCCCGCAGCTTTGCAGCCTCTGCTGCAGTCAAATTTGCCATTTTCGAATCCATTCAAGGCCGGATCATTCCGGCCTCGGGATTCTGCCACGTCACCCCCACATCCCGTACCGCACGATCAGGATGGCGTGGATCTGCCGGGCCAGCTTCGACGGCACGGGCCACCTCATCGGCCCTGCGCCTGTGCTTCTGCCACGCCGAAGGAGAAGGCGTCGGCCGGGTTCTTCGGGGTGGCCGGCACTGCCGGGGCGGCGCTGGCACGAGCCGGGTTGTTCGGGCGCGCGGCGACCGCAGGTGCTGCAGCAGGGATCGGCGGCAGGCGCTGGTAGGCCTGCTGGATGGCAGCGGCCCACTGTGCCGGCGGCAGGGTGCTCTGGATGATCTCGACCGTCGGCGCAAGGTAGGCGAACTTCTGCTGGAACTGCGGATCGGTGGTGCGCAGCTGGGCGCCCAGGTCAGCCACCGCCTGCAAGCCCATCTGCTCGGCCTGCTGCGACTGGCTGACGCGGTGCTGGTTCTGCTGCTGCTCGTTCTGCAGCACGCCGCGCTGGCGGTGCTGGACCAGCTCGACGGCGGCGGCCCGGTCCAGATCGCCGGTCTTCACCTTCTCGGCCAGGTCTGGGTGCGCAGCCAGCGGATCGAAGCCCGGCGCTTCACGGCCCAGCTTCTCGCCCAGGAACTTCAGCTCGGCTTCCATCGTCTCGTAGGCGCGGTTCATGCGCACCGGGTCGCCGGAGTTGATGTCGGTCAGGTACAGCAGCGTGGCGCCGAACTGCTGCGGCGTGGTGCCGGTGGACTGGATGGTCTGCTCCCAGTCGGTCACCTTGCCGGCGCGTTCGCGGAGTGAGTCGGCCTCGCTGGCCCGTTCGGACAGCTCGCGGAAGCGCTTCTGCGTACGGTCGTTGGTGATGCCCAGGTCCTTGATCTCGTCCTCGACGGACTTCGGCGCCTCGGGCTGGGCCTTTGCAGCGGGCGCGGCGTTGGGATCAGCAGCAGCCGGTGCGGGGGGCTGGTCGCCCTCGCCTTCACCCGGTGCTGCCGGTGCAGCCGGATCGGCCGTAGCAGCAGGGTCAGCCGGAGGCACCACAACGGGCGGCGCTTCGGCCGTCTCGGCGGCGCGGGCTTCCTCCACGCCAGCGGCGAAGGCGTCCAGCTGCTCAGTGGCAGGCGCTTCCACCTGCTCGGTGACGGTCTGGTCGGTGTCGGGCGCAGGCGCGGCGGCCTGCTGGGTTTCGGCGTTGGGGTCCATGGTGGTCCTCGGTTAGGCGGCGGGGAGTTCGGGTTCAGGCGGCAGCATTTCGGGCGGCAGCTGCAGGCCGGGGTCTTGCATCGCCAGGGCGGCGGGATCGTTGGCCGCGGGCAGCGGCAGGCCGTCAGGGCCGGGGGCGCCGGGCATGCCGGGGACCATCGGCAGCTGCGGAGGCAACTGCGGGATGATCGAGTACGGGTCGATGCTGGTGTCGCCGGTGCGCTTGATGGTCTCCACCACCAGCTGCTCCAGCTTGTCGGCGATGTCCTGCGGTGTGGATTGGCGCATCTGGCCGATCTGAATCACCGCCTGCTGCAGCTGCGGCAGAAGCACTGACCACTGCTGCTGCTTCACTGCCGTGGCCGGCTTGCCCGACGACCCAGCGCGGATATCCACGGTCACCAGCGCCTCGATGAGTGAGAGCTGGTCGGTGTTGATCCAGAAGGCCTCAGGGCCGGCGATGTTCACCACGTCGTCCTGCGTGAGGCCGTTGGGCGACATGGCCAGCTCGGCCGTGTACTGGGCGAAGTCGCTCAGCACCTCGTCCAGGGTGTCGCGGGCGTAGCCGATGCGAGACTCCGTGCCCTGCTGCTGGATGTCGGCCTCGGTGGCGGTCTTGGCCACGGTGATGGTGGACGACAGCGCCTCCTGGATGCCCCAGATCAACTCCAGTTCGGAGCGGATGGTGGACGTGTCATATAGCGCCGGGTCGATCTGGTTGTACTGGATCGGGAACACCACCGTGTTCGGCGATGCCCCGTTGAGGTTGAGCGGGATCATCTCGCCGATCCCACCGGCCTTCATCTTGTCGGCTTCTGCCGGCTCGACCGCGCCAGCATCGAAGCCCAGCTTCGGGATCGACCGGCGGCGGTGCTCGCGGTAGTTGGTGCGGATGCGGTCGTACTCGTCCAGCAGCTCGCGGGAGCGGTCCACCAGCGACTGCGGGTGCCGGCGGCCATCGACCCACAGCGGCGCCCACTGGAAGAACGGATAGAAGCGGCTGGACGCCTGGTCCGGGGTCACCCATTCGCGCAGGTAGCGCTTCAGCCCCACCGCGATGGTGGCGAACTGCCGGGTCTTCAGGTTCCAGATCTCCCACAGGCAGACGCAGGCCTCATCGCCACTGGCTGTGGACTGGCCGGCACTGCCGGTCGAGTAGGCGTCCGCGTCGCTGTCGGTGATCTTGCCGGCGTCCTTCTCCGTGTCGGTCGGGCGGACGTTGTAGAACTTGGTCGCGCTGCCCAGCCGCTCGGCGTGCTCAGGGTACGCGGCCTTGGCATCGGCCAGCGGCATGAAGATGCGCTGCGCGTTCCACGGGCTGTTCACGTAGTCGCGCAGGCACGGCAGGGAGACAGCGCACTGCATGTCCTCGGCGCGCACGAAGTCCAGCACCAGCGCGCTGGAGATCACCGTCTCCACGCCCTGCTCCAGGCTGGCCATCTGCTGCTCGTACATGGCGCGCAGCTCGTCCGGGTTCGGGGCATCGCCTTCGGCCAGCTGGCGCTCGGTGTCCCCCAGCGCGGCGATCTGGGCCCGCAGCGTGCCGATCTGCTGGTCGGTTGCCGGGTCGCGGTCGGTCTCGCGGTGCCAGGCAGCCTTGAACCAGCCAACGCCCACGCTCAGGCCGGAACGCACGAAGGGATCGGCCACCGCCTTCAGCCTGCCCTTCTTCCACAGCGAGTCGATGACGATTTCCAGCGTGCGCGACAGCATCTTCGCGTCTTCGGTGCGGCTGGACCCGGCGCTGTCGGCTGGCTGGACGCTGGTCTCGGGGTTCCGGGCGTAGAGGAAGCCCGTCAGGATGTTCACGTAGGTGGCGGCGATCGGCACCGACACGTCGAAGACCTGGGGGTCCGAAGAGCCGCGGCAGTAGCGCCGGTCGCGCGCGTAGCCCTTGCGGGCATCCTTATCGAACTCGCGTGCGAACTCGATCCGCTTGTGCCAGGCGGCTACGTCAGCCTCTTCCCGCAGGATGCGCTCGGCCTCGGCCGCCCGCTCCTGCTCGGCCATCGCGTCAGCGTCCAGCGCATCGGCGAAGGCGAATTCATTGGTGTCGGGCGTCACAGGTTGTTTCTCCTACGGGCAGCGACGTCGTTGTCGTCATCGGGCCGGGATTCCAGCCATCTGCGGGTATGGGGCACCAGGGGGGCATTCCGTTCAACGGATGGTCGCTCGCGGGCGCTGGCCACGGCCGGGAACCTGGTGTGGATGAAGTAGCCCAGCGCATCAGGCCCATGGTCGAAACCGGTCGTCTTGTCCGGCATGCCGTTGTCGTCGTAGGCCTGCTTCTCCAGTGCCTCGGTCAGCTTCGGGCAGCCGTAGGCGTTCACCAGCAGCCGGCGCTTGCCCTTGGCGTTGCAGAGCATGGCGTTCACGCTGACCACGCGCGCGCGGATGCGGGGGTTTGCCGCCGGCACGCGGATGGTGAAGCCAGCAGCACGCAGCAGGCCCAGGTCGGAGATGCTGGCGTTGTTCGTGTGCGCGCTGCCGCCGCTGGCATCGGGGTAGACCGTGATGCGCCGGTCGGGGAACCGATCCTTCAGCGCCTGGATCATGGCCGGTGTGTCACGAATCCCGGTCAGCTCCTCCAGCGCCAGAGGCTGGTCGCCGCGGATCACGCACACGATCCCGGTCATGTTCATCACGTTGAAGTCCATTCCGACGTGCAGCGGCTCGTCCTCCGCGACCGTGGCCATGGTGCCGTTGAGCTTCCGGCTGAAGACGCCGTAGACCGACCCCGTGGTCAGGTTCACGAACAGCCCCCGGATGTACGCCAACACCAGCTGCTCGGGGTACGTCTCGAACAGGGACTCGATGTAGTCCTCGGGCAGGAAGGCCTCGTTGTCGTAGGTGCTGGCATGCACCTTGCCGTACAGCGCGGCCTTCTTCAGGTCGCTCCCGGGGATCTGCTCGAACTGCTCGTAGACGAAGTTGAACCCCTCGGGGGTGGTCGTCACATCGATGCCGTTCTGCAGGCCGGGAGCCTTCACGCGCAGGCGGGCGATGATCTTGCGCCAGGCCTCGTGGGCCTTCTTCTTCTTCAGTGTGTCGATCTCATCGACCAGGGCCTTGCCGACCTTGAAGCCCACGATGCTGGCCGGCTTGTCCATCGACCGGCAGATGACCGTGGTGCGGTACTGCCTGCCTGCATACAGGTGCACTTCCTTGTTCGACTGGTTGATCTGCGCTCGCAGGCCCCAGTCGAAGGCCACTTCCTCGACGGTCGGGTAGAAGATGTCGCGGATCTGGGGGTAGCTCGGGGCGAAGTAGCCGGCCGGGATGCGCGGGAACTGCCAGGCGTGCTGGCACAGGGATCCGCAACCTACCCAGGTCTTCCCTGAGCCGAATCCGCCGACGAAGGCCCTGAACTTGTGCGGCAGCTGCAGGAACTCGGCCTGCGGCTCATTGAGGGTTGGCATTCTTCCGCCCGCTGATGATCTCGACCCTCACAGAGGTGGGGACTGGGGTCTCTGCTGGCTCCACGCCCTTCTCGAGTCCGGCCAGCTTTGCCTTCCCCATCGTTGCCTGGACCATCGCTGCGCCTTGACGCTTCCGCTTGGCCACAAGGCGGGCCTCTTCCAGCTCCTGCAGCAGGCTGGCCATGGTCACTGAGTGGCCGACCAGCGCCTGAGCCCGCAGCTCGGCGAGCCTTGCGGCTATCTTGGGGTTGTCCAGCAGTTCCTTGGCCGAGCGATTGATCGTCTCCGGCTTGGCCTTGATGGCGTTGTAGCAGAGTCGGTAGGCCTCGCTGGCGTTCCCTGTCTCGAGGTAGCGCTGGCAGAACCCTTCCTGCTTGGGCGTCAGTTCTCCCATGCTCGGGCACCCTTCCGCAGGTTGTCCGCCGCCCATAGCGGCTGCAGGTTGCTCAGTGCCCAACACTCCCGAAACTGCTCAGGATCGGTTTGGTCGTACCAGGCGCAGGGCTTGATGTGGTCCACATGCCACCGCCCGTAGTTCTCCCAGCTCATGCCTGGGGTGAACTGTGCCTGCAGGTGGCTCACCAGCTCGTCGGCCGAGTAGCCGAGCCGGCTGAACAATGCCCCATCTGTCCTGCCTTTCAGCGCTGCCCATAGCCTGGCGCTCACCGCATTCCGAATGCGCGCCGACGGGGTGGAAGCACGATGGTCCTGCTTGGATGCGGCACGCCTGGCTGATTTCTCTTCCGTCTGGAGCACGTAGGCATCCCGCTCGTGGCTTGACGGCGACAGGGCGGCGAGCACCTCGTTGTTTTCCCACGCCGCACAGGCAAGCTCCCCGAGGGTCACACCCAGCAGTTCGGCGATGTCCTCTTCGGACCAGCGCCACAACGCCAGTAACCGCAACTGGCGAAGCACTGTCGGGCTGGTGAGATCGGCAGTTCCCAGGGTGCAAAGGTCGGCGCCATCCGAAACGCCCGCCGCAAGGCGGCAACCCTGTGCTGCCTGCACGCTGTTGTCGACACCTGCGTGCTGGTCGCCCCGGTACTCTTTGACGCCCCGGGTGGCGCCCTCACAGCGAAGCTCTACCGCCGAGTCGTCCAACCTCACCTGCATGCCGTAAAGGAACATCTCCCCGGCCTTGGCGGCTTCTACGGCTTGATCCTCAAACTCACTGAGCGTCAACTTGCGACGATCGCGCTGTCGCTTCACCACGTCGTCCTTGTGGGTCAGCATCTCAGGCGGCGTCTCTCCAGCCATGCGGCGGACGTCGCCCTCACACATCACAATCGTGTGGGGGGACAGGCCGGCCATCATTGCTTGCCGGAGGCAGGCGGAGGCACGGTCGATGATCGTTGTTGGCGTCTGGCGGTCGCTCATGGGCCTATTACGCGCCAGTGTCCAGTTGGATCAACGGAGGCCGGAGGCGGCCATGTACTGCCGGCGGCTGCGGTGCACCTTGGCCAGTTGGCACAGCGCCTCGGCGAATGCGCCATGGAAGCCCCACAGGTCCAGCTGCTCTGGCACGTCACGCAGCACCCGGCCGATGGATTCGAAGTGGAACACCAGGTCCTCGGCGATGTCCTCCCGGCTGGGGCATGCCGCGCTGGCGCCGCTGCTCAGTCGTCCGGCGTACTCGCAGACGAACCACTCCGGGTGCTTGCTGGCCATGGTGTCCGCGCTGACCGACTCGCTGCGCAGGGCGTAGACCCGGCCATCTGGATCAGCGAACACCGCCGTGCCGCAGCCGCGCGCGCGTCGGACTTCCTTCACCCGGGCCAGGGTCCGCTCGGAGACCTGCTGGATGTCGGCGCGCACGGAAACCGAGCCGAGCGGCAGCGTCGGCCGGTTGAACTGCCGATGCGGCTGCTTGGTGGCTGGCTGCGGGGTGGCCATGGCGGGCGGCGGGATCAGGCCGCCTGCTCCTGGTTGCCGCCGGCCACGTAGCTGCCCAGCTGGGTGTTCTCGTGCCACAGGGCGATCAGCAGCGCGTCGGCGCGGCCGTTGTCTTTCTTCCGGCTCAGGACCTTCTGCGCGCTGGGGAAGCGGGCGATGGCCAGCAGGCGCGCGGCGTCCTTGTCCTGCCGGAGCAGGCTGAAGGAGCGCTTCCACTGCGCCGGGACAACGCGGGTGGCCGGGATGCCGAGCACTTCCAGGATCGCCTGCAGCTTCCCGGCGGTCTGGCCGAACCGGAATGCGCTCGTGCCGCCGTCGCCCGGGCGCGCGCCGACCTTCTCGATGCAGGCCGACACGTAGGCACCTGGGTGCGCGGCGCGCTGCTCGCGGATGAAGACCACCACCGCGCGTGCATCCACCTCGCCCCACCCGTCCACCTCCACGGTGGGCATGTCCAGCACCGGCCCGGGCTCGCCGTCGATCAGCGCGAACAACGCGCCGGTGAGACCCGGATCTACCCCGAACGTGAGTCGCATGGTCATCGGATTCCCCTTGTGCTCATCAGGAGCAGTACGTTGCGGATGGTTTCGTTCAGGGCACCGATCTCGTCGATCTTGTAGATGCGCCACATGGTCTTTCGGCCGTGCCAGCCGTTCTCGCTGCCGCGGTGGCAGTCCTGGCACAGAGCCACGGTGGTGAAGTGGTCGCCCTGCACGATGTGGTGGGCTTCGCTGGGTCCGGCTCGGCCGCAGACGCTGCAGGGACACAGCTTCACCAGCTCGACGTGCGCGCGCTCGGCGGCGGTGAAGGCCTTGGAGTTCTTGGTCCTCATGCCGAACCTCCGAACGCCAACCCAGGCTGATGGCCAGCCTCCGCCGCCGAAGGAGAGACCCACAGACACTCGGTGCGAGTGGCACTGCCCCGTCCTGCACTGATCCGGGCTGTTGTTTCCACGCGCTGCCAGCCGGCAAGAGTGTCGTCGTACAGCTCGGTTCGGTAGCCGCTCAGCACCACCATCCCGCGCAGCTGGAGCAGTGCCGCCAGCAGTTCCTCGTGGGCGGAAACATCCATCTCATGCCGGTAGTAGCCGGCCTTTCCGGTTTGCATGACCCGGGTGCTGTGCACGTATGGCGGGTCGACGTAGTGAAGGGTCTGCGGCGTGTCGTGCTGCTGCATGACCTCGACGGCGGGCCGGTTCTCGATCAGGACGCCGGTGAAGCGCTCCGCGATGGCGGCCAGGCCGTCCGGATACTTCACCCAGAGGTGCTGCGCGGTGCCGTAGGCGCGCTGTGAGTCGATCCGGAACCCAGTTTTGCCCTTGGTGGCACCGGCAGACCCGAATCCCATCTGCGCGCGGATCACCAACCTGCGCGCGCGCTCGACCGGCTCCACGCTTTCATCGAACGCAAGATCGAACTCGTCGCGAGCGTATGGCGTCAGATGGCAGGCCTCGATCAGCTGCTCCCGGAGGGCATGGTTTTGCAGCACCCGGAAGAAATTCACCACATCGCCGTCGAGGTCGTTGTAGACCTCGGCATAGCTGCGCATCTTGGTGAGCAGCACGCCGGCGGCGCCGCCGAACGGCTCCACGTAGGTGCGGTGTGCCGGCAGATGCTGGTGCACCCAGCCCGAGATCCTGAACTTGGCCCCGTGGTAGCGGAATGCCGGAACGGTGATCATGCCGCCCTCGCTTCATCGGCGAGCCGCTGGTCGCGCAGCGGCGCCACGTCCCGCAGCTTCACGTCGTTGTCGGTGGCCGACGCAAACTCACCGTGCAGCCTCTTTGCAGCTCGGTCATACGCTTTGCCAGCGGCCTCCGCTGAGTCGAAGTACCCCAGGTGAAGTTCGACCCCCTTGGCTTGAATTTGAGCCCTGAAACGTCCGTTGTGGATCATCCGGACGCCCTTGATGCCAGTTTTGCTCGACTTGCTCGCCCGCTTGTTCCACTGGTTCTGAGACCTTGTCGCGACACGCAGGTTCTCCAGCCGGTTGTCAGCGGTATCGCCATTGATGTGATCGAGGTCGCCATCGGGCCAGCTGCCGTAGGCAATCGCCCACACGACTCGGTGCACGAGGTACTGCTTTCCTTCGACTCCGACCTGCAGATATCTGCCGTGCTTGCGGCAACCGGCGGTTGCGCCTGCCCTGGCCTTCCCCTTGCTGACAATCCATGCCAGCCCGTTCCCTTCCAGGCGAAGCAGCGCCTGCAGCCTTTCGATACTGACGCTCATGCAACTCTCCTTTGTTCCCCTGCCATCAGCAGGTAGTCCGCACGTACCGCGTCCGTCAGGCCGCTGATGTAGTGCCGGTCGATGTAGTCCGTCAGCCCCCGGAACAGCTCCGAGAACTCCCCCTCGTCCATCTCGTCGAACGCGATGGACCGCGGCTGGCTCACGAGCGCCTTGCCGGCTGGGCCCAGGTCGATCTCGAGCTGGTCGCAGTGCACGCCAGCCTCTCGCTGCACGCGCTTGATGGCGTCGTGCGAGGTCATCGTGTCGAAGCCATCCACGTGGTCGACCAGCAGCGCGCCAACGGCGTGCGCCAGGCGGTGGAAGGCCGGGTTGCGCGACTGCTTCAGCTCGGCGCGGATTTCCCGGCCTACGTTGAACCGGCGTTCCTTCAGTAGGCGCTGATCGATGGGGTGCGCTGGCACCAGGGCGCCGACCTCCTCGCCCGTTGCCGGATCGACCAGCCGACGCACGACCAGATACACCGGTCGGCGCGCGCGCTTGGCCTGAATCTTCTTGGCCGCCTCAGTGGTCATGACGCCGCAGCCATTCGGTCGCGCGCATCGCCGGCGCGGAGGATGAAGGTTCCGAGCATGGTCAGTCTCCTTGGGGGATCGCGGCGGCGAGGCCGCGCAGCACCGACGCCATCGCGTAGCCGATAGGCTGCAGGTCGTCGGGGTTCTCGATGGGCGGTAGGCCGGCCTTCAGCTCGTCGGCCTGATCTCTGCACCACTGGGCGCGTTCGGCGGGAGTCATGCGGCGTCTCCGAACTCGTCAGCCGCGCTGCGATTGACGAACGAGGTGGACCCGCCGTGCCAGGTCACGTAGACCGTGCCGATGTTGCCGTGCCGGTTCTTCACCACGTTGAGTTCGGCAGCGGAGCGCTCGGCCTGAGGGTTGGACAGGTCGCGCCAGAGCATCATGATCTGGTCGGCTTCCTTCTCGATCTCCGAGCTGTCGGCGAGGTGGCCCATCTGCGGCCGACCGCTCTTCTCCTTGTCCGCATCGCGGCTTACCTGCGCCAGCGCCACGATCGGGATGCGCAGGTCCCGCGCCAGGTTCTTGAGCGAGCGCACGATGTGGCCGACCTGCTGGTACTTCGGCGCGCGGAACATGCTCGCCGCCTCGATGCGCTGCAGGTAGTCCACGTACAGGGCGCGGATGCCGAACTGATGCTTCCAGCGGCGCGCCTCGCGGATCACCTCGGTGATGTCCGGCGACGGTCGATCGAGGATACGCACCGGCATGGCGCCGTACTGGTCGGCCGCGGCCATCATCGCGTCCACGTCCTCGCCGCGGAACTTGCCAGCGCGCAGCCGGCCGACATTGACGCGCGAGCCAGCGGCCAGCCAGCGCAGGCCAACCTGGTCGGCAGGTTGCTCGCCGGAGATCAGCCCCACGGCCCCGCCCTTCGCACCGGCGGCGGTCGCGCCCAGCAGGAAGCCGGTCTTTCCCATGGCCGGCCGCGCGCCGACGATGATCAGGTCGCTGTCGTGGAAGCCGCCGAGCGTGTCGTCCAGATCCTGGATGCCGGTGGAGACGCCGATCAGCTTGCCGCCGTTGCGCTGCGCTTCCATCGCCTGGGCCATGGCCGCATCCAGCGCAGATTGCGCGGTGTGCTCGTAGCTGCGATCCGCCGAGTGCAGGCCCATGAGCCGCTGGATGGCAGAGTCGACCGCGCCTTCCTGCCGCGCCCCCGCCCCTTCCTGCAGGTCGCGAGCGATGGCCAGCGCCTCGCGATCGCGCCACGCCGTCGTCAAGATTCCTGACTGGTAGGCCGGCTGGCTGCTGGGGTAGAGGTCACGGTCGAGGCCGATGTTCAGCGCCAGCTGCTGCAGCCGCTGGTTCTGCATCCGCTCGGCCACGTCGGAAATCGTCACCGGATCCACCGGCTTGCCGCCCTGGTCCATCGCCCGCACCAGCTCCCACAGCTGGCCGTGCGCCTCGGAGGCGAAGTGGCACTGCTGCAGCGGCATGTCGGCGATGGAGGACGGGCGGACCATCGCGGTGTGCAACACCTGCCGCTCGATGTGGTAGACCGCCTGCTGTTCGCGCTGTTCGTGGTTCATGCGGTCATCCTCGGCAGGCCGGATCCGGTCTTCGGGGATTCCACAGCGGGCTGATCGCGGATCCAGTCAGCGCGGATCGATGCCCAGCCGCGCTCGCAGCACAGCCGCACTGCCGACTCCAGGCTCATGCCGGCCTTCGCGGCCTCGCGCTGCAGCCCGGCCACCGCGGTCTCGGTCAGCGGCAGCTTCTTCGCCTTGCGGACGGCGAGGAAGTCAGCCACCAGGTTCTCAGGCAAACCGGGCAGCAGTTCGACAGCGACCTTCGCGGCTTCACCCTGACGGTTGCTTCTGATGGTTCTTGATGGTTCTTTACGGTTAGACGGCACCTCCTGCGGGGGTAGGCGCATCTCCTGCGGGGGTTTCGGCACCTGCTGCGGGGGTACCGACGCAGCAGGTGCGGGGTGCAGCTCCTGCGGGGGTGCATATGCTGCGGGGGTAATGAGGTAGGAAGTGTGCCGCCCATTCGACCGATCGGCGGTCAGGATGCCGGCCGACTCCAGCCACTTGATCGCGTTCTGGACAGCCCGCTCGCTGAAGCAGGTGCGCTCGGAGATCGTGGTGATCGACGGCCAGCACACACCCTGATCACTGGCGTTGTCGGCCAGGGAGATCAGCACGGCCTTCGGCGTCGGGGGCATCTGCAGCGGCCAGCACTGCGACATGATCATCGTGCTCATGGCCACTTGATCCCGAGGCTCTTGGCCAGCGGTGCCATGGCACGGGCCAGGTTGGTGAACTGCGCGATGGCCTCGGCGTGCTGAGCGTCCGGGCAGGTCAGGAACTTCTCGACCAGGTAGTGCACCGGGGACACGTCGCCGGTCTCCTTGATGTAGCGCTCCAGCTCGGCGATGGTCATGCCGCGCGGCTTGCCCGAGGTGTCGCCGCCGGCCAGCTTCTCCGACAGCTTCGACGGCGCCAGATCCATCTTGCCGGCCACGGCGACCACGCCGCCGTTGTGCTGGACCTGCACCAGCAGCAGCTCGCGCAGGCTCCTGGATGTGTGGGTGAGTCCACCCTGATAAGTGATGCTGAGGTGTCGCATGGATGCCCCTTTGCGGTTCTGGGGAAGCTGGGGGACGACGTGTTCCCCAGGATTCCCCTGGATGGTTCTGAAAATGGCCGCACCCCAACGGAGTGCAGCCAGTGTCGAAACGTGATCAGTCAGCCGGAGCCAACGTCCTCACGCTCGTGCGGAGTGGAGGTAGGTGCTTCGTCCTGAAGCGGGTGGGACGGAAAGTGCAGGTGAAGCCAGTGGCCCAGCGGCGGCGCAGCTCGGTGATCGGCAGCGGCACCGTGGTGCCCTTCCCCACCGGTGGCCGGTGAGGTGCTCATGTCAGTTGGTTCCGGTCTTCGCGGTCACCGGCGGAAGAGCACCGGTGGAATGCAGGTGATGCAGTTGCACGGCGGCCATGCCACCCGGCTCCTTCGTCCGCTTCTGCTTGATGTCACTCACTGCGGAGGTGGACTTCCCGATGGCATCGCCAATCGCTGTGAGCGACCAGCCACGCGCCTCGAGCGCCTTGATTCGATCTGCCCAGGTGATTTCCATGTGCCGTTTCCTATGGGGTGCGGCCATCCTATGGGATGCCATAGAGTGAAGTCAACGGCATCCCATAATGGGTTTCCGTAATGCTCGCCGCCATGAACACGATCGGTGAACGCATCAAGGAAGCGCGGCGGCTGCGCGGGCTATCAAGGCCTCAGCTGGCGGAGGCTGCGCGGATCAAATACCCCACGCTGGCGGGGATCGAGAACAACGATCAGACGGCGACGACCCAGCTACCGCAGCTCGCTGACGCCTTGGGCGTCTCGCCCAAATGGCTTCAGAGCGGGAAAGGGTCTATGGAACCGGGGGCGCCCACCCTAGACGAGTCCGACTGGGCCGATGTCACGGGCTATGCCCAGGCGGCTGGTCTGGGCGCAGGCGCCGAGGCGGTCGAGTACGCAGAGACGCACAGCCTGAAGTTCAAGAAGACGAGCCTCAGGCGCCGCGGCATCTACAACAAGCCGCTGGCCATCTACTACGGCAAGGGCGACTCGATGGAGCCGACGATCGAGGACGGCGATGCCATCCTTTTCGATACGTCTGACACCAAGCCCGTCGACGGCGTTCTCTATGTGATCCAGGTCGACGGAATGGCCAACCCCGAGTACTACGTGAAACGCGCAATGGTGCTGGACGCCGGCGTCTACTTCGCTAGCGACAACCCCCAAGGCGACCACAACTGGCGGAAACCGAAGCCGATGGACTCGAAACGACACCCAATCACGGTCATTGGCCGTGTCCACTGGATTGGCGGATGGGCCGACTGAAGATATGAGTACTGAAGATTACAGGCCAGCTGACCTGCGCTACATCAGTGGCGACGAGATGTTCCGCTACGTGAACGCGAAGAACATTGATGTGAAATGCCATCGCTGCGGACACGAAGGGTGGAAGCTTCACGACACAACCTCTACCCGTGGCACCGCAGCGATGCTCGTAGATGCCAAGGGGCTGAAGGAAGATCCGTTGCTCGGAAAGGCATACATCGCGCAAGTGGCCCTAACGTGCGACAACTGCGGAACCATGTGGTTCCTCTCGCGTGGATACGTTGAAGATTGGCTTGATGCCAATCCGCGTACCGGGGGGATAGTCAACTCTGACAAGGACGAAGCAAGCGATGGCGCCCCGTAGGAGAGAAGGGAACGTGACGTTCATGAACTCAGAGGGGGGTGGAGGCAGACTTCCACCAGTCAAAGGCAAATCATCTATGGATAACGGGGGAGAACCCCCCAATAATGGGTCCATGGATGCACGTCTGACCAAGCTTGAAACCCTTGTCCCTACGCTAGCCACCAAAGCTGACGTATCGGAGGTCCGTGCGGATCTTCACAAGGTTTCAAGTGAAATGAAGGGCTGGTTTATCGCCACGGCAGTTTTAGTGCTTGTCGGCCTATTCACTATTACCAATATCATGATCAGCCAAGTCCGCTCTATGCAGCCCGGCCCTTCTCCGGCAGCTACCCACGCCGAGGGCGCGGCTCATTCCCTCCCACCGATAGTCATCCAGGTGCCTTCGCCGCCGCCAGCACCCCAACAGACGCCCTGACCAACCCCGCTCCGGCGGGGTTTTTCTTTGGCGGAAAGAAATTCTGAAAAATCTATGGAATCCCATTGACAGTGAGTTATGGGATGCCATAGTCTAGCCCCGTCGGCCCACACCGGGCCATCCGAACGGGGCAACCGCCATGTCACTGCAGACTCGCAACGATTCCGACCGCAACGCCCAGCGCAGCTGGGACGACCGGGAAGATCCGCGCTTCGACTCCGAACTGGCCGCCGAGCAGGCTGCTGACCTGATCCCGGCCCTGCGCGCCGACCCGGCAGCGTGCCGCGAGGCCGAGCAGTGGGCGGCCGGTTCGTTCGACGGTGAGCACTACACCGACGTGACCTTGGCGCTGCACCAGCTGCACCACACGGACCCGTCGGACCTGATCGACTCGCCGCTGCTGGCCCAGCTGTACGCGCTGGCTGCGGTTGAGGCTGCGGTGATGGACGAGCAGCTGCTGGAGATGGCGACGCAGCAGGCGGCGGCATGAGCGCACTCAGCATCACCACTAAGCGAGTGCACATCACTGACATTCGCCCCGGCGACACCGTGTCCCATAACGGGCACCTCCGAACGGTCTGCCGTTCTGATATCAAACGCGGCTTCATGGGCACCACTTTGTTCGGCGACAGCTACCGGTTGGGTCAGCTACCCGTGGATAGGGTCACATTCAACCGCGCTACCTCAATCGCTGCCGAGAGCCAAGGCGGTGCCGCATGACCGCCGCCGACCGCGCCGCGCACCGCTACGCCATCGGCCACATGGCCGCCTACTTCATCGCGTTCTGCCTCGGCGCTGTGTTCGCCCTGGTGGTGGGAGCAATGCAATGAGCGACAAGACGCATACCGAATTGCTGGGCGAATGGATCAAGGTCGCCGACGAACTCTCTGCCAAGAACAGGACGCTGGAAGGTCGCGTTATCCAGTTGACCGAAAAGCTGGAGTCCCTCGAAGAGGACGCCAAGCGCTATCGCTTCCTGCGCGACCAGCACAGCTGCGCCTGGGAAGAAGAGCTCGATGCGGAAATCGAGGCTGCGTCATGACCGACACCGACTTCATCAAGGCGATGCAGCAGAGCCTGCCGCCGATCCCCCCGCCGACCACGCCCGGCCTCGCCGTCACCGAGTACCGCATGGACGGGGTGCTGCTGGGCAACGCGGATATCGAGATCAACAACCACGAGGCTATCAACGGCCTCTTCGCAGAGGAACTGCCTGATGACCAGTAAGCACACCCCCGGCCCGTGGATTCCAGTCGCTGTTGAAGGTGGCTGGGATGGCGTCGCCGAGAACGAAAACCGCAACTCTGTGATCTGCGCCCTGAGGCTGAACAACCCAGCCAACGCCCGCCTGATCGCCGCCGCGCCGGAGCTTCTCGATCTCCTCGGTCGGGTTGCTTATCACATGGAGGGCGGCATCCGGATGGAGTACCCCGCCAGCCCGGAAGAATCTCCGCAGCCCGCAAGCGAATGGGATCACGAAGCCGACCGATTGGCTGGTGAGGCCCGTCGACTGCTCGCCAAGGCCACAGGGGACGCCTGATGCGCCTCCTGACCGCCACCGGCTGCCGCAGCTGGTCCGACTTCGCCGCCTGCGTTGCCTGCTACGCGATCGCCGCCGCCCTCGGGTGCGCGATGTGCTGGCCGGCGGCTTGGTCCTGATTTCCCCGCCGGCGCGCCCGGCTCCTTCGAGAGGCACCACCGATGTTTGAGCTCAACGACGCGACTGCCAAGGTCGCCAACTTCAACCCCCGCGCCGAGCGACATGGCGACGAAAACAAGCTGGCCGGCGACCTGAAACTGGTCGTGTGCGTGGGCAACGGCGTGCTGGACTACTTCCAGAAGGGCCTGCGCCAGTCGCTGTACCGCAAGGCCGCGCAGGGCGAGCAGCAGGACCTGATCGAGGGCGGCGACGGCCTGACGGCGGTCAAGTTCCCGAAGCTGGGCGCGATCCCGTGGGACGAAGAGTACCCGGGCTATGACCTGGTGATCGGCGGCGGCCTGGGCCTCACCGAGCCGCTGGTGATCAGCGACGTGACGCTGAAGAAGATTTCCTTCGAACCGCTGGAAGGCGGAAGCCTGCAGATGACGTTCAGCGCGGTGTTCCACCCGACGAAGTCCGAAGCCGGCGCGCTGTGCGAGCTGATCAAGAACGACATGCAGCTGACCTTGGTGTCGCCGCTGAATCAGGGCAAGGGCGACAAGCCCGTGCAGGAAGACCTGACCGCCGCCGCGTAATCAGCAGCCTGATCCGGAGAAATCTATGACTGACCTGAAAGCCTTCCAGTGCGACGAGTCCGATGTCTACGCCGCCCACAACGCTGAGGAAGCAAAGCGGCTTTGGCACGACACCATCGGCGCGGATGAAGAAATGGAAGACGGCTACCCGCGCGAGCTGACCGACGAAGAACTGGACAAGCCGCAGCCCGAGTTCGACGAGAACGAAATGCGCACGGGCGAATGGACCTCTGTCCGTGAGTTTCTGGCGCAGGCATCCGAGCCGGGCTGGCTCTGCGGCAGCGATCTCTAAAAACCCTCCCCGCTGCCCGCTCCCCACGGGCAGCACCACCCGCGCCGGCCGGGATCCCCAACGCCGGCACCTATTCCATCTTCCCCGCAGAGCAGCCATGAACGAAATCGTCACCATCGACCAGTCCATCTACGGCACGCGCGACTCGTTCGTCTCGGTGCTGACGGACCGTTCCATCAACTTCGACCGTGAAGCGGAATTCGCGCTCCAGTCGCTGTACGGCAACAAGTTCGCGATGGAAGTCGCGATGAAGAACCGCAGCTCGGTGATCGCCGCCGTGGTCAACATCGCGGCCATCGGCATCAGCCTCAACCCGGCCAAGAAGCAGGCGTACCTGGTACCGCGCGACGGAAAAATCTGCCTGGACATCAGCTACATGGGCCTGATGGACCTGGCCATCGACTCCGGGTCGATCCGCTGGGGGCAGGCCGAGTTGGTCTATGAGACCGACACCTTCGCCCTCAACGGGGTGGATCAGCAGCCCACCCACCAGCGGAACCCCTTCGCGAAGGATCGGGGCGAGGTCGTGGGCGTCTACGTGGTGATCAAGACCGCCGACGGCGACTACCTGACCGATGCCATGTCGGTCGAGGAAATCAACGCCATCCGCGACCGCTCATCCGCTTGGAAGGCCTACATCACGAAGCAGAAGTCCTGCCCGTGGTTGACGGACTGGGGCGAGATGGCGAAGAAGACCGTCGTCAAGCGCGCCTACAAGTACTGGCCGAAGACCGAGCGTCTCGACACCGCGATCCATCACCTGAACACCGACGGCGGCGAAGGTCTGGCCGTGCTGAGCGGTCAGCAGACGCAGCAGCAGGTCGCCATCACACAGGCGCTGTCGCCGGAGCAGGAAGCCGAGCGCACTGCGCTGTATGCCAGCCTGCAGGACATCGCCACTGCGGGCCTGGCCTCGCTCGCTGCGGCGTGGGCGAAGCTGACCGCGCAGCAGCGCAAGCTGATCGGCGGCGCCGGGTTGGATGCGCTGAAAGCCGAGGCCAAGAGCGCCGGCAACGAGGTGATCGAAGGCGAAGCCAGCGAGGTGACGCCGTGATAGTCCTGCCCTATGAGCAAGGCAGCATCGAGTGGCACCGCACCCGCGCCGGCGTGATCACCGCCAGCATGTTCGGCGTCGCCCGCAGCCGCGTGGGCGAGCTGGACGACCGGCAGCGGCAGTACGTCGATGCCGTGTTGGCCGGCATGGCGCAGAAGGAAGCCGCTCAGGCCGCCGGCTACAAGGCCCTGCCGAAGTCCGCGATCATCGAGAGGGCGCTGGCAGGCGAGCCGGTCGGCGACTTCAGCGAGGCGTCGAAGAACTACGCCTTCCGCCTGGCGATCGAGCGCATCGGCGGGGAGCCGCTGGACGAGGGCTTCGAGACGTTCGCCATGCGCCGCGGTCACGAGCTGGAGCCGCTGGCCCGCGCAGAGCACGAGGTGCAGTCCGGCCTGCTGGTGAATCGTGCCGGGTTCGTGCTGAGCGACTGCGGCAACTACGGTTGCTCGGCCGACGGCCTCATCAACGATGACGGCGGCAGCGAGTACAAGGCCTTCATCAACCCGGAGAAGCTGCGCACCTTCCACGTCGACAACGACGCGAGCGAGGTGTTCGAGCAGGCCCAGGGCTGCATGTGGATCACCGGGCGCCAGTGGTGGCACATCGGGCTGTACTGCCCGGCGCTGGCACCGGCGGGCAAGCAGCTGTGGTGGCGCCGGTTCGAGCGCGACGAGCGCTTCATTGCCGCCATGCGTGACGACCTGGAGCAGTTCCGCCTGATGGTGGATGGCTACGAAGCCAAGCTGCGCGAGCCGATGGAGGAAGCCGCCTGATGGACGTTCGCCTCTACCCCTGCCATGCCAAGTCCACCCGCCGCGCCGGCCTGGCACGCGCTGCCCTGTTCGCCCATGTCGTCGAGGGCAAGAGCTACACCACGCGCCAGATCGCCGACCGGCTGGATATCTCGACCGGTGCAGCGCTGGAGCGCGCCAAGCGCGGCCCTTTCCCCCTCACCTGGCATTCGCTGCAGCAGTCCCGGCTGGTGAAGTCATGAGCTGCAAGACCTGCACCGGCTGCTGCCGCTGTCTGCCGCTGGAGTCCTTCCCCAACGCGGGCAAGCGCGGCAAGGAACCTACCTGCTTCATGTGCACTAACGACGCCCGCCGCCTGCGCACGCCGCTGCCGGCGATCAAGCGCGACCCGGTGCAGGTCCAGATCAACAACACCTTCAACCTGTGGCACGGGCCGGTGAGCCGCGTGCTGCTACGGAGCCACGCATGAACGAGGAATCTATCCAAAAGCGCGCACGGAAGCTGCTCAGTGACCTGTGCCTTTTGCCGATCCGCAAAGGGGTGGACGCAGAGATTGCCCTGATCGTCGCCGCCCTCACGCCGCAGTGGCAGCCGATTGAGACGGCGCCCGCTGACAAGTTGGTGGTGGTCTGCTGGCTTGACGATGAGGACACAGAGCATCCGGAGCGGCACGAGTTCGACTACATCGAGGATGGTATGTGGGTTCATCACGCCAATCTGGTGGAACACGCGCAGGCCGTAGCACCGCCCGGAAGCCGCATGCCACAGGAACAGGCGCCTTACCGGTGGTGGCAGCCGCTGCCAGCAGCGCCGGAGGCAGCATGACCAGCATCCACGTAAAGCCGCTGTTCGACACAGCCACCCGGCAGCAGAAGGAAACCGAGTCGCGCGAGATCGCCGCCGACCTGGAGCGGTTCCGCAAGGCTGGCGGGAAAATCGAGATACTGGGCATCACCGCGATCGACAAGGCCGGCATCAGCCGCCGGCAGGTCGTCGAGGGTGGCGCTGATCGGCGCAAGGCCGCGAAGGCAGGCAAGCCGTGAGCCGCCGCCCCATGACCCGCCGCGCGCCGACCAAGAACACCGGCTTCAGCTGGGGCCGCTTCCCGATGGGCGACACCGGGATCGTCTGCTACCGCCTGTTCCGCCGCGACCTGACCGGCGCGGTGCACATCGAACCTCTGCACTTCTACCCGCGCGACCAGCGCCCCGCCGTAGCCCTCGCCCTGCGCGAGGCGTGCCACCGGCTGCGCGATCGCGTCGACGAACTGGACCTTGCCGCACTGGGAGTGACCGCATGAACACCGAACGCACCGAGAAGTTCGTCAACGCCATCGCCTGCGACCTGGAGGAAGGCGGGTTCCGGCAGGTCAGCGGCACTACGCTGCGCCGGACGCTGGCCACCGCTGTGAGCGCGGCGCTGCCGCTGCTGGCCGATACCGGAATCCCGGCCTCGCAGCCCGCAGAGCTGGCCGAGCAGCAGGATGTGGATTTCGATATTGACGATGTTCGTGAGCTGTTTGAACAGTGGGCAAAGGGCCGCAACCTGACTCCCGACACTTGGGGAGTCTCTGCCTACGTCTGTCCGTACGTGGACAACGACTTTGATGTGTGGCGCGCTGCATGGAAAGCCCTCGCCTCAACTGGCAAGAAGAAGATCGACCCACCATGGTCACTTCACGACCGAGTCGAGTTCGCATTGCGAGATGCTGGATTTGACCTCGATGAAGCCTCACGGATTGCGTTGCAGGTTGATGGCAAGCAGCAGGTTGGCGAGAATCCGGCTTGGCGTGATGAATTGGTCCGTGAGGCCCATGCCCGTGGGTTGATGGAAGGCCTGAACAGTCCTCGACCGCAGCAGGTTGGCGAGGTGCAGGGGGATTCTGCAACCTACGACAAGGCCGCCGACCTAGTATCGCGCCTCTACATGGCGCGCGACATGCAACGCGCCGGCGAGTGGTCGTACCTGTTCGCTGAGGCTGCTGACGCCCTCGCCGCCCGCCAGCCGGGGGCCGTGGAATGAACCGTATCGACCTCGAGCGGCTCACGAGCCTGCTCAGCCTGGACGCCGACACCGGACAGCTCTACTGGAAAGCGCACAGGCAGAGCGGAGCGGCGCCCGGAGACCTGGCCGGGGGCTTGGATAGTGGCCGATACATCCGGGTCGAGGTGGATGGCGTGCGCCTCTCTGCTCACCGCGTGGCATGGGCACTCCACCACGGAGCATGGCCGCCGGATAACCGCCAGGTCGACCATATCAAAGGTGACAAGACAGACAACCGTCCGGCGAACCTTCGGCTGGCGACCAACAGTCAGAACCAGGTCAATACACCGGTTCGTCCCGGAACCCGGTCAGGCCTGAAAGGGGTGGACTGGATCAGCCGCGTCGGAAAGTGGAGGGCAAAGATCATGGTCAACAAGGTGAACATCCATATCGGCTACTTCGAGAACAAAGACGACGCGCACGCGGCCTACTGCGCCCGTGCTGCGTCCTTGCACGGCCAGTACATCCATCCGGAATCCGTGAAGCCCGGCCAGCAGCGCGATGCAGCGCCGGGGGTGGGCAATGGCTGAGTTCGCCGTCCTCTGGCTGACGAAATACCTGGTGTTCGCGCTGATCATCGCCTTCGGCCTGAGCGTCCTGTGGCTGCTGGCCGCTGCATGGCGCGCCGTGCGCTGGTGCTGGACTAAGCTTCAAAGGAGGGCCTGTGCGTGAGCTGGCTCTTTTCGCAGGCGCTGGTGGAGGAATACTCGGCGGGGAATTGCTCGGGTGGCGAACCGTATGCGCAGTTGAACGTGATGCCCACTGCGCATCCCTTCTGGCGCAGAGGCAAAACGATGGATGCCTCCGCCCTTTCCCGATCTGGTCTGACGTCTGCAGTTTTGACGGCCGACCGTGGCGAGGAGCTGTTGACGTCGTTTCTGGCGGATTTCCTTGCCAAGACATTAGCCCCGCCGGCAAGGGCGCCGGCATCCGTGGCGAACGTTCCGGCCTATGGGCGGAGTTTGCTCGGATCGTTGGCGACGTTCGACCCGGATACGTGTGGGTGGAGAACAGCTCAGCCCTGTCTACTCGGGGGATCGACGTCGTCCTTGCCGACCTGGCCGCGCTCGGGTTCGATGCGGAGTGGTGCGTGCTGGGAGCAGATGCCGTTGGCTTCCCTCACCAGCGGGCGCGGATGTGGATCCTCGCTGCCCACCCCGAGCGGAGTCAACGGTGGCAGGAACCACACGATGGGCCGCGTGGACGAATGGGGGGGCAGCAGCAACCCTTTGCGTGGGACCGTCATTGGCTCGATGTGTTCACCCGAATTCGAGGAACTGGTAATGGGATGGCCAATCGGCTGGACCGAACCGATGCAATTCGAAACGGCCAGGTTCCGCGAGTGGCTGCACGAGCATTCCGAGAGCTGCATGCCCGGCTTGAACGCTGATGCCGCTTGACCCCGCGCCTACGAACTGACAGGAGAAAATCAACATGGCCAGGCAGAACAACGAGGCCACCACGGCGGTGTGCCTGTCACGCGAAGAGCTGCGGGACCTGTGCGGCACGCCCTACAGGGAGAAGCAGCTGGAATTCTTGATCCTCAACGGGATATCGCACTACAAGGGGCTGGATGGTCGGCCCCGCGTGCTGTGGTCGACGCTGGAGGGCGCTTCCGATGCGTCCGTGGCGAAGGCGGTAGCGATCGCAGAATGGACGCCGAACAAGGTGGCATGAGCATGGGCAGGAAACCGAAGAACGCCGGGGCGATCCCCCGGCTGCGCCAGCGGAAACAGAAGTCGGGGGTAGTGTTCTACTACTACGACAAGGGAGGCAAGCCGCGAGTCGAGATCCCACTGGGCAGCGACTACGCGCTCGCGATCAAGCAGTGGGCAGAGCACGAGGGCGGCCGCAAGGCTCAGGCCGTGGCCGTGCTGACCTTCCGGCTGGTGAGCGACTCGTACCGACGCGAGGTGATGATCACCAAGGCCGCGCGCACCCAGGAGGACAACCGCCGCGAGCTGGACAAGCTGCTGGGGTTCTTCGATGACCCGCCCTGCCCGCTGGAGGCCATCACCCCGCTGAGGGTGCGGCAGTACCTGACCTGGCGCACGCGCGGCGGCACCGGCATGGTGCGCGCCAACCGCGAGAAGGCTCTGCTGTCGCACATTTGGAACTTCGCGCGCGACAAGGGCTACACGGCGCTGCCGAACCCCTGCGCCGGCATCAAGGGATTCAAGGAGACCGGCCGGGACGCCTACATTGAAGACGACCAGTACCAGGCCATCCGCGCCGCGGCTGACACGGTGGTCCAGGATGCCATGGACCTGGCCTACCTGATCGGCCAGCGGCCGGCTGACGTGCTGAGCCTGACCGAGATGGACGTGCGCGACGGTGTGGTCAACATCAAACAGGGGAAGACGAAGGCCAAGCTGCGCATCGCGGTGGAGGGTGAGCTGGCGGCGCTGCTGGAGCGCCTGCGCGCGCGCAAGACTGGGCAGAGCGTGCACAGCACCTACCTGATCATCAGCGAGCGCGGCGAGCCGGTCAGCGTCACTGCCATGTCCAGGCGCTGGGCGAAGGCGTGCGCGGCGGCCGGGATCGAGGGGCTGCAGTTCCGCGACCTGCGCGCGAAGGCGGCCACGGACAAGGCTGACTCGGCCGGCGATATCCGCGAGGCGCAGCGGCAGTTGGGCCACACGACGGTGGCGATGACCGAGCACTACACGCGGCAGCGGCGCGGGCAGAAGACGACGCCGACCCGGTAAAAACCGCTCCGCAACGGATTTCGCAGCCTTGTGCCGCAACGGTTACAAGGTGCCCGGAATCGACCGATTGCGGAGTGGAAATAGGGCTGAAACCCTTGTGGCACAACGATTATAGTTCGGACTCAAAATCCGCCGCCCTTAAAAGCGTGTGGGTTCGAGTCCCACCTTCGGCACCATGGAAAACCAGAACGCCCCGGATCGACGGATCCGGGGCGTTTTTCGTTGTGCGGCGGCTCGACAGCGCCGCGGCCACTACTCCGCCGGCGCAAGCGGCGGCAGGGTCTGTTTGCCGCGGCGCGCGGTCCGCGTTCCCGCACGGCAG